TTTCGTCGCACCTGGAAACTTCTTTACGTAGTTCTGATAGAAGCCGGCAAACATGTACGCGCCTTCTTCTGATGCATTCGCAAAGTTACAGGCCCACTCAAATGCAGGACGTTGTGCTGATGTGATTTTAAAAGCATCCTCGCCCCTCTTGCTGTAAGCAGGCGCTTGCCCCCCATTCTGCAGCATACTAGTCTGTGCCTTCCAAGCCTGGGCTTTCGTCGCACCTGGAAACTTCTTTACGTAGTTCTGATAGAAGCCGGCAAACATGTACGCGCCTTCTTCTGATGCATTCGCAAAGTTACAGGCCCACTCAAATGCAGGACGTTGTGCTGATGTGATTCTAAAAGCATCCTCGCCCCTCTTGCTGTAAGCAATCGCAACGGCTTGTTTCTCGGGCTTGCCTGCTTTGCGCTCAATGGCGATGTTCTTCTCAAGTGCAGCTCTGCTCTTACCAGGAACTAACGGCATGACTCATTCTCCTTTGTTCGGCGGCCACGCCGCTGTGCCTACTTAACTACCTGTAACGATGTTGGCCGTGGAAGATGTTCCAGGCCCACCACAGCTGATGCCGGCGATGTAAGTAGCTGTGCCAATAGTGATATACTCCACCTGCCCAGCTGGAATCATCAAGCCAGTGTTATTGGCAACCGTCACAGTACCAGTTCCGAGCAGCACAGTAATGTGGCACGGTCCTTGGTTAGCAATACGCACACAGTTGTCAGACCCAGGTGTTCCTGGCAAAGCGACACGTGAGCTTGAGCTACCGAAGCTAGTGGCGGCAACGCCATCGATTTGGAATGATGCATGCTGAACTACGGCCATTTACTTAGCTCCCTTTAACTTCGCGATCGCCGTCTTCAGCAATTCGCGTTTCTGTGACTCATTACGGCCCATGTAAGCTTTAATGTCAATGCCCAGCGCATCTAGAATCTGCGCCATGCTGTAACGGTCAATGGCGGTGTCCATCGCAGGGTTCTTAACTGGCTTGCTCTGGTTGGTTAGACTCAGAGCACCTGGGCAGGACATTCCGGATTGGCTATGACTGCCGAACGTAGTATCTCTCGCAGTGCCCTTCAACTTTTCGATGAACTGCTGGGCCTTATCCTTTAGTGCCTTGTCCCTTGCATCTTGTGCCCTAAACTCCGCCAAAGTCGCGCGTTCCAGGGCCTTCTTAGTGTTTCCGCTGTTAGCCGCCTTGACCGCCTCAAGCATGAACTGGACAGCTTGGTGGGAGGAGAGCTCATCGACGTCGGTAGCTTTGTGATAAGAATCCGCACACTCCGGACACACGACTTTACCGTGTACCTCTGCGACGTCATCACCGAGCAAGTTGTCGCCACACTCTTGGCACTTGGTTACGCCTTTGCGAATGTCCATATCTTTTACCTTCCCTTTATCAAGGGGCTCCAACACACCCCAAGCAATTGTCTTGTCTAGACCATGACGTGACCCATCGATAGGATGGGGATCCCATTCTTCGAGCCCATCAAATCCGACAATCGCATGATATCCGCCTCTGGGAGAGACACCGCAGATAATGTGCCAACCCTTTGGTGGAGGCTGCGTAGCAGGAACCTCACGGTAACGCAAGCCCCGCTTGGCAAGCCAGACATTGACCTCGGGATCTTCGTTAGCCTTCTTGAAGTCAGGGACTTGTTTGAGCGGCAGTCCGAGTACACTTGCCAATGACGCAGCAAAACAGTTTCCAGTTTTACCAGTTCTAGTCTGCGTTACAGGTATCATGCCGCAAACCTTATAGCGGGCATGGTCTCCGTTGTCGAAGTATCCTCGCTTGCCCTGATAAACAGTAGCATGACCTCACCGGTATCGCCCGTCAAATACACGCTCCAGGTAGCTTTGATCGCTGCAGCGTATTCACGCACTGCCTTCATATCAAGTTTCATACAGTCTCCGAGCAGGGCCTGCTCAAGTCCGCTGTGGCCGTCCATCTTTTGAACTCTTCCACGGTCATTGGAGTAATGGCCGAGAAGACGTCTTTTGCTTTGTGATGACCTGCTGTGTAAAGGTTGAGTGCCTCATTGCGAGTCTTCACGCCAAGTATCACTTTGTGCTCGTCAAATTTCCTGCGACTGCCAAGGACTGACTGGTCGACAACGTAAACATATTGACTGTCAGACTCAGGATCCACCACGTAGCAGTCCAGCGAGTCACCATCAGCACCAAGCACACCAGGAAAATATCCGTAGTCAGCAGGCATGGTGTTTGACCAGTCCTTGCCGCTACGTATCTCACCCTTATGTGTTTCGATGACGACATCCAGTCCCTGCACTTGGTACTTCTGCACAGCCGGGCCATCAGCGTCGTTGGCCTGAGCTTGCTTTGGTGAGGCCTGTGTCTCTTCTGGCTTGTCCGTGGGCTCTTTGGCAGCCTTACCTACTTTGTTCTCTTCTTTGATCTCTTTAGCAGGCGATGCAGATGGATTCAGTCCACCAAACAGCCCCTCACCAAGCTCTCCTTCACTGCTGACTTCATCCGACAGCTTCTCAATAGCCTCATCAGTGATGTTGGTGAACAAGTCCGTCTTGACACTGCTCTGCTTCAACTCTTTACCGGCCGTACGAGGACTAATGATACCACCATTCATTGCTACCACAACTGTGTCCATTGTGGTCTTAGCCAGCTCGCTCTTGTCCTTCGGGTCCATCACGCGGATGGAGGGGAACGCTAAGTCTAGGTCGTCAGGAACTTCACCCATCTCACTCATGCAGAGAACGGGGTAGAGCTTTTCAAGTTGTGGACGTAGGTCTTTGTCTTGGTCCGCACTTATCCGTTCCTCGTAGACGCGCTCATCTCCCTCATTGGTGCCATTACCTAGACCACCTAGAGTCTTGCCCCAAAGGCGGGAGACGGGGATCTGCGCAGCACCAGAGATGTCTAATTGAAACTGCTGATAGCACTCGGCCAACCCACTGAACGTGTAGGAGGTAGACTCGATGCCGCCGTCAGCCGGCAATGGAACCAAACTGTTGTTACCCATTAGGTGATTGAGTGTGCTCATGCGTTGTTCAAATGCTGCAGAAGCCTTTTGATTCGAGCCTAGACCGCTGAGCAACTGTGCCAAGTCGGGGAACTTCATACCGAGGATGTTCGCGCGAAACGACAATGAGAGAATGTTCCAGCTCATGTTGTCGCGCTTCTTAATCTCCTCGTACACTGGCTCTAGCGACGAGATACCCCACCAAGTCTGCGCTTCACGTTCTGGAGTAGGAACCTCAGGGCCCGTAAAACGCAGAATGCGGGTAGCATGGACCTTAAACGATTCACCGCCCAGCACATTAACACTATAATGCTCTGGTAAACCAAAATCAAGAGGCCGATCGATATCAGTACAGACAGACCCATCGGGCTGAATTCCAGACCAGCGATCGAATGGTACAAGACCTTTGAAATCGTGGATGCCAATGCTGTCCAGATCAAGGGGCTGATCAAGCTCGTTCTCCTGGTTCTTCAGGGCAATCAAGCACCCGGCGCCGCCAAACAACCTTGCCCACTGCATTGCTGCAAGGATCTTAGCCTTTGAGTTCGTCTTGCGCAGCGTCTTGTCAATACGAGACATATCTTTAGGATCTATGTCACTGGTAAGGCGAGGCCACGCACGCACCATGTCCGCTGCCGGCATGTCGATAATGCGACGACTGATCCAATGGTTGCGATACATGACGATCAGCTTCCAATAGTCATAACTAAGCCGCACCATCTCGTAGTCAGCAGACTCAGCGAGTGAGGGCGTTCCAGCTCCCATACGGGCAGCAGGATTAGTGAAGTAGTCCATTGCATGGGCAGTGTCGAACGTTACACGCTGCTGTAATCCAAGAGCATTCTCAGTCAGATTGGCTTTAGTACGTTTGCGCTGTTGCCTATTCATCGCCAGCCTTCCTGATTTGATCTTCTTCACTAAGCCATATTACTTTTTCTTCGCTATAGCACACAGGCTGAATCTTTGTTCCATCAGCACTCTTGATAAATGCCCATAAAAGACGTTTCTTTGCTTTAGGTGCTATAATCTCTGCAAGGATGTCGCCGTCAAGTTCATAACCATTGACATAGATCACGTCGCCCTTGCTTATATGAACTTGTTTAGGCGCAGAGCGGTCGAGGTGTAGACTTCTGCGCCTAAGCATTGTAAAACTCCTTTACTGTTGAACGTAGCTCAATACGCCTTGCGCAGTTGTGACAGTGCCACCTGCTAGCAAACACAAAGCATTACCAGCTGGCGCAGTAACTACTGCTCCGCCCCAGCCCATACTGACGGGCTGTGTAGCATTAAGTGCCAAAGCGCCTGTTAGCGTTGTAGTCCCAGTTCCACAGTTACTACCTGTGCCGTATTCAAGTGTAGCCGTTGCCGCAGAGCCACCTGATGCCGTGACTTGGCACACATAAACTGCCTTACCAGCAACTGGTGCAACTAGTTGCGTAGTACCAGTACTAGAGATATTGATAACTACACTCGAAGTCTGCACATTTGGATTTTTGCAGGGGTCGCCAGCAATCGACTGAGTCGCAACGAACGAATCCACAGGCGACATAGTTACACTGATGGTGCCAGCAGTCGGATACGTAGAGCAAGAGTAAGTAATGACGATCTGATCAGCAGCCAGCACGGTAGGCGCAAGCAGCAAAGACTGAACGCCGTTAGAAGGCGTAAACGCAACAGTCGCTTGAGTGCTCCCAACAGTCGTGGAGTTGTTCGCCTGGAATGCTTCGGCAAATGCGCAACCAGAAGGCGAACCGGTAATGCCCGCCATGGTAACGTTGAGGTATCCATAGCTGGACTGCAAGGGCGAACGAACTGCGGCACTAGTGGCTGTGGCCTTTGCAGACTGCAACGTGAACATAGTCATGCCCGCATCAGCAGTGTAGCTGTAAGTGGGAACCTGGGCAGAAACGAGGACGGGCAGCGCCATGAGCGAGGCTGCCAGGAACGTGAGAATTGCTTTGCGCATGGGACTGTCTCTCCTGGATGTTGGTTAAGCCGCTTGATGGGCGGCAAATTGTTTAATGAACTGTTGCTTGTTCATTTGATGAATGGCACCTTGATGGTAGACGCGGCATGGAAACGTGAGATCGTCAAAGTCGAGTACCGGCATAGAAGTGCACCGGCAGTTTGGAAACTCTCCAGCATGTCCAGCACCGAGCGTCGACTTGACTCCAGCTAAGTGGTCTGGATTAGGCACGTCGTTCCAAGGCACTATGACGTCATTCATGTGAGCATGACTGCCGCGCACTCGGCCGTCTTCTGAAGTGACCCACTTATAGAACTCAATGTTCAATGCTTCTGATCGAGCTTGAGTTAAAGCAGCTGACGCTTTTGCAGACTCGGTCCTTGCTATAAGATGCACTCTAGACCGAATCAACGCTGGGAACCTTGCACGCATCATCTTCGCCACGGTACCAGCACGTGCTCCATTCTGCTGTGCTGCTCGTACCTCATGGACTAGATGCTCTGCGGCTTCAGTGGAGACTGATGAGATATACTTGGCATTCTCTGCAATAAGTTGCTGCACTCGCAAACCAGTCTGGCCTTCCATCTCTTTAGCAAGCAGACGATGCAGCATGCGTGACCGCTGAGACAAAGCGGCAGCTTGTCTCCAAGTCTGCCTGTTGCCTACATTGACCCAATGAACCATCTTTGTAGCAAGCGACTCACTGGCCTCTTGGATGTCTTGCTCTTGGGACCTTGCTTGCAGCCGGGCTAGCCACTGCTCCAGAGTCTCTTCAGGCATCTGTGGGGCGAGCACTTTACCGGAGATTTTGCGGATAGCTTGCTCGTAGGACTTCTGGAGGCGCTCAGTCGGTCCGAAGGTGCCTTTGAGATGGCGCACAGTATTCTCTCCACTCTGCTGCGGACTGCATCAGCTCAGCTGCAGTCCAATCATCGCGATGAAACTGACGCGGCAGTCGGTCCAAAGCATTCACATGCTCTACCAAAGTTTCAAGAGCGAACAGGGCGTCACTGAGCTTCGTAGCTAAATAAGCGTCTTCCATTTACTTCTTAGCCTTCCCGTCCAACACGCAATCAAGCGCTTTGTGCAACCTTGCTCTGCGGCCGAGGGACTGGGAAGAGTCTTTGGCACGCGACTGGAGCTTAGTCTCTACAAATTGCTTTGCTGCAGCTTCTGTAGGAAAAGTTTTTGTAAGCTTCAAGCCTCTGCCGTGAATATACGCCACCCACTCATCATTGTGGTCGCCTCTAAACACGTCAGCTAGAATTGGATACGCTTTATTTGTTCTATCGACATAGGCAGAACTGCCACCCATAGTCTCCCAAGAGGCTACCTGGGAATCTTTAGCAAATGCACCGCGGTGTAATTGGGCGCGGTCGGTAGCCTTTGCCTTTTTAGCGGCTATCTCTTTCTTGAGTGCCGCAATATGATCGTACATAGCTCGCCAGCGCTGTGTCCCTTCAAACTTACCTTTGAACTTATCAGCGTGCTCTTTGAAGGATTTCTCGGCATTATGCAGAGTATCTTCGAGGTCCTTCAAACTGTACACGTAGTCTGCCATTTTAGTTTTCCATCCCGCTCGCATGAGCTGTTAGTCCGGTCTCGCGTCCATATGTGTCGACCATGGACCAAGCTTCATCACTTAGCCAGAGATAACCAAAGAACCCCGGACCTCGAGGATGTGACTTCATCTTGCAGACCTTTCCACGAGCCAGCTTCAAGTTAATGACGCCCTCGACTGGGGCGCCTGCGGCTTTGAAGTTTTCAAGCAGAAACTGATTAAAGGCAGTAGGCGTCAGCTTGTTTTTCCAGCAGGCCCCGATCTCTTGGGCATCGATGGTGATCATGATCGGCTCTTCATGCAGTATCTGAGCTGCAGCGGTTTGTGCTGTGTCCATTTTGTGGCACTCCTACAAGTATGAATGGTGGAGCCTGGTGACTCCACACGGAATTTCTTGGTACTTAGGCAAGGAAACACGCGCCCTTAGCCTCCTGTAAGCCGCCAGCGAGGCACCTTCTGGTGAATCCCATAGCGAAGTGAATCACAGTCATCATCTTCTACTTTGAGCGGCTTTTCAAGTCCTAGCTTAGCAGCTGAGGCATCCCAGGCATAAGTCGGTACACGTTTAGCAAGTTCAGGACAGCCTTCTTTATTGATGATCAGCTTTCGCTTATGTAGCATTGTGCTGACAGAGTGAATGCCTTCACTTACTGCATTATCCGCTTCAACGATCCAAAAGCCGCGCATAATGAGCTCAGCTTTAAGACTCGCAGCTTCGGGCGGTATTCTTACTTCACAGCCCATTGCTCCGAATGCTTCAAGGTCATCTGCATACTGGCCGTCTGTCTTGACCCGCATTTCTTTGACACTGTCCCAGCGTTGTTCACGTGTAGCATAGATGACATCGCCATCATCATAATACTCAATATGCGACTGAACGTGAGACACACCAGCATCGATGGAGTACCAATGATCGACATGACCGCCTGGATTGCGCAGCCCGACAGGCTCAGTGGCATTTGTGCATGTGTTAAGCTTAGCATCCCAGCTATCCCGATAGATCGAGCCTTCAGCAACGACCCACAACCCATCAATATAACGAAGCTTAAACACACCAGTCTGTGATGCAATGATCGCAGCTTTGGCTCGTTTACTGACGTTGGGATTGTCATCTAAGCTGAAGTGAATTATCTCAAGGTCGTCTTGGAATGCCGGGCTGTCCATTACATCTGCTTTGAGATAGCAGTATGGATTACCAGGGTTCGTAGACATATAAGCACGCGCCATGTCTGGTGACATACGCATGAACATCTGAGCTAGGAAGCTTTTAGGATACTCAACAACCTCGTCCCCGACCCAGATTCCCACGGTGGACCCAAGAATTTGCTTGTAGCTTGCTTCGTCCTTAGCTCCGAGACAGAACCATTGCTTGCCGAACAGGAACAGCTCACCAGAAGCGGCATTATATGTATAGTTCTCTCGGCCCGCAATTTCAAATAGATCAAGCAACACATTGCGATAGAGCGTCTGCTTTGTGGCT